ATCTTTGAATTTTATCATTGATTCTAAACCAAAGACCTGTAAGGGATAATTTTACATCTTCTTTTGTTGTTAAAGATGTTCCTACGGAAATATTACCAGGTCCATAGTTTCTTTGTTTTTTACAAAATGTTTCATACATTTCCGATTGAATTTTTTTAAATTCATCCATCATTTCGGGATATACCCTTTCACAAAATTCTACTGCCGATTCTTCTTTCATATAACCTATTTTTATTTATTTCCAAATTTGCCACCATTTTTTCTTGTTGGGTGGAACACATTGACTGAATGGATTATCACCAAACGATACTTTATTGTAATATTTTGAAGTCATAATATTTAAAAAAACTTCGTGATACTTTTCAGGTATTGTATCAAAATCCGCAATTATTTTTACATCTAATTCAATTGGTTCTTTTTGCCCATTGATAAGAATCAAAGTTTCTCTTAATTCTACATTTTTAGATGTTTGAATATTTAAGTTTGTTCCTCCACCTAAAAAAATTTCATCTTCTTTTTTCATAACTTATTTTTTAGTATCCCAATATCTTTCTCTTACTTTTTTACCAAGTTCTAAATCATTTGGTGTATCTAATATTGTTCTTTCATCTATGGTAATTATATTTCTATTAGTAGAAATATAACACTCTCTACACAATTGACCTGCTCCTTCAACATAACCATATCTAAAATCTATGTGAGTTGTTTTTAAGGTTTCCGTTTTACCGTGACACATAATACATTCTTCATATAAATCATCTGTATTTTGCATAAAATTATATTTTTTGTTAATGTAATCGTAATATAGGTGTTTTTTTCTGTCGCTGTATAAAAAGTAAGCGATGTATATATCAAACCACCATTCTAGCTTTTTTAGTAACTTTTTCATTTAACTTATCCTTTAATTTCATCAATAGTGCACAAGTTTCATATTCTTCATATTCAACTAATGTATCAAGTTGTTCATCTAATAGGTCGGAAAATTCTCTACTATCAATTGAAAGAGTAATAACTAAAACGTTATTTACTACAACTTTTGCGAAATCAACCCTTTTCTTTTTGTATTTAATACCATAATCTACACCTTCGACAATTGCTTTTGAAATCACTTTTCGGTGTGATTGGAAAACCTCTGTTGGTTCATCCACTTCTATTTCTATTGGTTCAAACTTTTTTATTCTTCTTCCCATAAAACTAATATAGGAAAATTTTTTTAATATTCCAAATTTCCTTCAGTATTAAAACTTTTGAAAACTTTGGTTGGTATTTTTTTATATCCTATATTAGATGTTGTTAATATACAATTACGGAACTCTTCCCAATCAATCATATAAGAGTTATCTATCTGTCCGCCTGTTTTTGACTTAACTACTTCGTTAAGTGCATTTATTGTATATATTGTATTTGATTGCTTCTTTCTGTGAACGAGTATTGTTTTCCATTCGGAAGGTATTGCTGCTGAACCTTTTTCGACATTAAAAGTAATAAACACTTCTTCCGGTCTGGTTTTACTTTCCAAAACGAAAATGTTTGGATTAGTTAGAGTGTAGTTGTTGATTATAAATTCGTATGACTTATCTAAACTCTCCTTTGTCGTAAATAAGCAAAGTAATTGTGTATTCATTATTTTTTCTTATTTTTTTCAGCAAAACACTTTCTCATACCATCACTATACTGCATTGTAGTACTTGTTTTAGATGTTTTGCCCGCTTTTCCTCTATATGTTCTAAACCCGACTTCTTGTGATTGTCCTGTCTTTTTATCTATTGCATAACTAAAAATTTTCATACCGGTCACATTTCGTGCATTTTGTAATTGCTTTTTTGTTGGATTTGTTATTCCAGCTGATTTTAATTTTTGTATAGCCTCTTTTTCACTAAATTCGTATGTAAATTCTTGAGTTTCCTTTACAGAAAATTTTTCTTTAAATTCTTGCGTATTTTTTACTCCCATACAATTTCTCAACATTTCACCATTAACCATATCACCACCCATACTCATTTCAAAAGATTGTCCCATCATACTATGCATATCACCTTTTTTATATTTTTTTGGTGGATAATCCATTAATGATAAGTGAAATGAATCTATTACATCTTCGGATTGTGAAAGTGTTCCTAATCCCTTTTTGGTATTTCCAACTTTTACAACTATTCCATCCAAATCTCTAAACATTTTATGATAAGATTCTGCTACCTTTTTTCTTTGAACACTAACTATACTATTAACATCAATTCCATCTGGTACCTCTTTTCCAGCATTAATGAAATTGGAAGTAAGCATTCCTGATATTTTCATTATTACTTTTTGTTGTGCCACACTTCCTTTCCCATCCGCAACTACTTTTCTTAAACTAGCATAAAGACATGCTGTTGTTGGTTTGTTTGGGTTACATCCTTTTGGTAAGTTTTGAATTATTTCCTTTTTATATCCTTTTTTATCGGTAGTTGCTTCCTTAAAGTTTTTATCCAAATTATTTTTACCACTAGTTAGTAATGCTAATTGTTCTTTATCACTATATCCTTTACCACCTTTCATAAGATTTCCCGCAACTATTGTATTTCCTTCAGAATATGAATCTTCTATTTTAGAAATATTTTTAGCATGATTTGCTATAATTGTTCTGGCTCTTTGTGCTTGTTGTTTTGTTAAAACTTTATTCTTTTCAAGTGCATCTACTTGTGTTAATTTATCATTTATTTCCTGTGCTAATGTCGAGTTATCTTGAATATCTCCTGTAGAAGTTTTATCTGAATAGAATTTTATTACAACATTCCCCTTATCATCTTGTATAAAAACACCCGTATCAGATGGGTTTGCACCTCCACCACCCGCAGCTACGAATGCAATTGCATCACCTTTATCAACAACCGTACCATCTGGCATCATCACTCTTTTTGCGTTTTTAACCATTTCAATTTGAGCTGCCTTTGATGCATCGGCTCCATAAAAAGTTTCAATTTTTGAATTTTTTGATAACAATCCTTTTGATTGTAATTCCTGTTTTGTTTGATTTGCTCTATCAAATTTATCTCTTGCAGACCTAGCTGCAATCAATGCTTTAGATGCACACTTATTACTCTTCAAATCATTTGGTAAATCTTTAATCACATCTTTAGAATCAGTTTGTTCTTTACCTAAAGCCGTACCACAAAATTGATTAACTAAAACTCTTGTTAATTCTATATCCGATAAATCAGGAGATTTTTCTAATATTTTTGCACCTTCACCCGAAATGATTTCATTAAAGGCAGAACCTTCGGAACCTGGTGCAGGTTTTTTTCCTGTAGCTTTTTGGTATCCTTTGAAACCATATTTAAGCATGTCATTTTTTACCTGATTATCTCCTGTTTTTGCATCACCCATTACAGCACCTCTTTTACCTTTACCATATAAAGCGTTTGCAACTTTTGCTGCTTTATTTTTATCATCTTTAACTGGCTCTGGCTGTTGAGTGGTTTGCTTTTTTTGTTGGGCCTTCTCGGCACCTGTTAATCCAATATCCGCTTTTGGTGCCGCCGGTTTTTCTGATTTTTTAGATAACCCTCCCAATTCTTTATCACTAACACCGGCTTTTTTAAGTAAATTTACGGCCTGGCCATATGCAGCCTTTTGACCTGTACTTTTTGAATTTTTATATTGAAGAGCGGATTGAACTGTTATATCATTTCCTGTTTCTGGATTTTTTACTTTTTGTTGTAATACTTTATCAATATCTGCTATGGGATTTGAAGATGATTTTTTATTTGGTTTTGCTTCTTCAATTTCTTTAAGATATGAGAAATACACTCTTGCTTTTTGTGCAAGTTCATTCGCATCGGTATATCCATACTCTTTAAGGATGTTTACCAATTCATTTACTTGATGTTCTTTTGTTAAATCTACTATTCCTTCCGGAACTCTATAACCTAATTCTAATAGGATATCATCAAAACTATTCATCATTTTGGACATTCTTTTTACTTAATATATGATATAAATATAAAATTTTAAGGGATTACTTCTAAATCACTATAATTCTTTCCTTCATAAACTCTGACAGGAAATCCTCCACCTTCCATCACCTCTTTAACAATTCGGATTATATCATCCCTTTCAATCGGATGTACATCAAATAGTAAGGCATCATAGGTATATAAAATCGCACGGGACATTCTATCACCTAACTTATCCCACAACTGTTCCATCTTCATATAATTCACTTCCGTTTCCAGCGCTTGTAGTAGATAGTTGAATACCTTTTGTTCAGTTGCTCCCTCTATTCTACCAAAATGTATTTCTCTTTTATAAAGAGGTGTCGTTAAGCGGCCGGAAATTACGAACTTTTGGTAAACTTCCTTTATATATTCATCTACTTTACGGAAAAATTCTATACCTCTTGCCGTATCATCCAATCCCCCATAAAGATAACGGAATGTTATACCCTTTGCCGTTTCGTAATCCGTTCCGTATAAGTTCGCAAAGTATTGGTGAGCCGAAATATCGGTTGGTAGTTTGAAACCAATCATCCCTGCAATCAATCGTATATGGTATGACTCGTAATCGAATTGAAGCAGAGTACCATTTGGAAACCGGCTAACGAATGCTTCTCTACTACCATCGGATTTGTTGAGAGCAGAGTAGTTTACACCCATATGCCGGTTGGATGGTCTGCCAGTTATTGTGTATGGATTGTATTGTGTGAATACTATATCACCCTTTTTGATGTATTGTGGGTCAAACCCAAAACTATCAATAAATTTTTCTCTATCGACTTTTACCCCAGCCCCTTCCAGCCTTCCTAATGTTCGGATTGCTGATGAATACTTACGATTGGTGTCCGTTTTAAGATTGAGGTCAGGTAAGGTCTTTAATAATTCATACCATTTCATTAGAGGTATACAATCATTGAGTTCCATAAAGTCTCTCCTATACCCTCTATAAACCGATTCTGCGAACTCATTAAATATAAATGGTTTCCCATACTCTTCAAAATATAACCACTCAAAATCGAACCCTAAATTGCTAATATACCTACTATCTAAAATTATGATATCATTATCAAAAAGTGTATTTATTTCAACTTTTGATAATTTCTTTGCATCAATATGATTAAGATTTATAATACCATCTTCCTCATCAGTTCTGTAATAATAGAATGATACACGTGTCCCCAAAGGATGTGCTTTGTGAGAACTCCAAACAGGTACTAATAATTTTATTTTGTTACCACCCTTACTAAAAGAAAGTAGGGTAGATTTATCTTCAATCAGATTCATCATACCCTACAATATACTAAAAATATTTGAAATTTCCAACTATTCTCCCCAATGCTTCTTTCTTAATTCGTAAATATCAATTGGTTCTCTTTTCATTTGATTACCAGGTTTGAAATATGCACCCTTCTTCAAATAACCACCTAAAAAGTTTCTTCTCATTCTTGTAGTATCTCTATTTGGGTCAGAACCATGTACAACGTGTGAATGTAAAAGTGCAACTTGTCCTTTCTTTAAGAAACCTTCTACTTTGCGAAAATCGTGTCCTTCTGGCATTACACAACTAATTCCTCTCTCACTTCTCCAGTTTGCTGTATTTGTTGCCTTTCTTTCCTCATTATCTTCCATTGGTAAAACGGGCAATCTATGCGAACCTTCATAATTCCATACTGCTCCGTTTTCAGGATCATGATTATCTAAAGCCAATGCTGTATTAATAATTTCATTATGTCCACATCCCGTATAGAATGCATTTTGGTGTTGGTCTCTACCCAATTCACCCTTTGGTTTGAAGTATGCCCAAGTTTGCATTCCGACAACATCACCTTCCATAAGGAATTCCATTGCTTCAATCAATTTTGGATGCGCAAATAATTTTGCTAATTTATCTGAAAGTTTATGCGGATACATAAATGGTTCAAACTCCTGCCATTTTTCAGGTTCTGCTGCATTTCTTTCTAATCTTAATCGGTCTAATTCTGCATTGATTTCATCGACTTCTGATTCTGTAAGTAATTCTAATACTGTCCAACCTCTATATCTCCAATCAAATGTCATTTGTTGGATTTCTTCGTTGGTAAGATGTTTAAATTTTGACATAACTAAATAACTTTGTTTATAACTAAATATAAGATTTTATTTTTATTTTTCCAAATTATTTATTTTGGTTTTTATAATTTCAACAAATTCTTTTTTGTAAATTTCTGCAATATGTGAATCGGATGTGTTTGAAATATCACAATTTCTCCATTTATGTTTTTTAATAAATTCAGATACAACGTATTCATTATCAAATTTTGTAAACGATAATTCTTCAAAAATATCATTTATAATTTTAATTTTATTTGTGCTTTTTTCATTAAATAAAATTTCATTTGATTCAACATCATCCCACAAATACCAAATATATTTTACCTTTTTTAATTCAAATATTTTTTTAAGTAGTCTTAACTCATTTAATAAATTTAAAAACTCATATCGACCATTGTAAAAATACTCTAACCATTTATTATAGTAATCTGCAACTATTTTATTATGTTCTTCCGAAAATTCATAATTATTTTTTATAGAATTACCACCATGTAACTTGTAATCTTTCCCAGTTAAATCAAAAAATACATGTTTTCTATGTAAATAAGTAAATTGTATAATTAATATTTTATTTTGTAAAATATCCCAATTATCATTTAAATACTTTTTTAATTTTTTTAATATTAGTTCATTTGAAGAACCACCTTCAGCATAACAAACACATTTTATTTCGGAATTCAAATATTTTTGCCAATCTAAAACGGAATGAGAGCAACCAAAAATAACCAATTCATCAATCATTATTTATAAAATTGTAAAAGATTTGGTAAATATAATCCTATATTTTTTATCTTATTTGCGGATATTGATATTGCTACTTTGTTTGAGTTTTTTACACCCCTATCATCTAATTCTCCTGTATTTTTATATGTAACTTCCAAGGTCCCTCTTATTCTCCATTTCATATCAGTACAAATAAAATTTGGATTTTCTAAATAATTATCAAAATCATTTGCGTTTACTTCATATACAAATCCAGATAAATCGGCAGTTTTTGTTACAAAGTATCTTCTAATAAATCCTATTTGATAATCTTCTTCGGTTGGTGTTGGTATGAAGTTTTTAGGATTTTTAATATTAAATTTTTCAATATTTTTTAATTTAGAATACATGTTATTCTTTTTTTATAATTCTATGCTGTGCTTCGATTGTAGTTTTCCAACCTTCTGGAGAAACATTATGTTTTGTATTTGTTATTTGAAATACTCCGGTTTGATTATAAATTTCAGGAACACCATCTATTTCAAAATATTCACCACAACTTATACCAGATATACCATCTATTTCAATTGTAATATCTATCGGTGCCAATGTACTTTTTGGTTGTATTGTTGCGTGTAATTTTCCTCTACAAAAATCATCATCTTTGTATATTAAAGTGATGTTTCCACCTTCTTTTTTAAACTTCGTAGATTTTGTTTTTATTATTTCTGATAGATTTTCTGCTTCGTTATCTTTTTTTTCTTCATTTGGGTTTACGGCATCTTTTGGTTTTTGTGTTACTTCTTTCCAAGTTTCATTTATTGCTTCATAATCTATCTGATTGATTGAATAAAACCCATCGGCATTTGTGTATAATGAAAAATCCACACTTTTGTATGCCGATGCTGGTAATTTTAAATTTTTTATTTCATCTTTTGGAGTTTTTTTAATAGCAGCCATTAATGCATTTTGTGAATTAAAAACCGTTCTACCTGCCACCAAATCACTCAATTCAAAATTAAAAGAAAAACTTCTTACATTTGAATTAATCGTACCTGATTTAAATCTATAAATGCTATTCTTCTTTATACTTCCACCAAACATACCGGCCCTAACATCAAATAATGTTGCACCCTCACCCAAACTACCATCTTTTATATTACCATATGTTAAGGTATAAAATCCATATCCTGATTGGTTTATCAAATCTAATAATTTAAATAAAAATTCTCTTCTTGTTCCTGATTTTTGCCATATCTCTACAACCTTAATATAATTAACAAAAATATTTGCAGCATTTCCTAATAACATATCTTTGTTATCTTCCGATGGTTTTGGAATTGGTGTTCCTTCTGATGTCCATAAATCGTTTATAGGAACGGTCCCATCCATTAATCTTAATTGTAATGCGTTGTTTCCAGAACCTATACTTCCATCAATTGTTTTATCTGTTGAAAAAGATATCTCTGTTGATTCTTTTTTAGTTACTATAATATTTGGTAATGTTTTGTTTGGAAATATTATATCTTCGCTCGATGAGATGATACTTTTATGATAAAATATTGGTAAACATTGAATTGGTTTTTTTCCTTCTTTATCTTTATAGTATTCTGGGATATCAAATCTAAATATTTTATTATCAACATTTCCACCAGTATCTATGATATAATTCATTAATATTTCAACAATAAAGTGAAATGAAATATATGGTTTATTTGATGTAGATGTATCCGATTGCTTTTCATTTAATTTACCAAAATTAAATAAGTGATTTTTCCATTTATCCGATGGTGCCATTGATGGTCCTAATAATGGTAAATTCAAATCTGCTGAAATACTTTCTAAATATTGTTCATACGTTGGCGTTCCTTTTACACTTGTTCCTAACGTTTTTGAGTTTTGTCCTCCTTTGTTAGTTAATGGAATTGCTAATGTCATTTGATTCCCTTGTGATATATCAAGATTAATTGTATATACCCCATTTTCATCAACTTCAAAATTAAAATTTATTACTTTACCGGCTACCAAATCGTATGTGCCTAACGTTCTTCTAATTTTTAATAAGTATTCAGATAAAGAATCTGTAGTTGTTCTGTAATAATCTTTAAAGGTTTTTACAAATTTTTCGTAATCAGTTTTGTCAATTAATGCATCTGCAATCCTATTAAAATATTTTCCACCCTTTCCACCCGGTCCGTCTCCATCAATTTTTCCACTTCTTAAAATTCTATCAAATTGTGGAATTTCATTATTTTGACTTTTATCTCTAATATCCGTTCTCCTATCTATCGAATTATCACCATATTCTACCAATAAATTCATTCCAGGTTTTAAGAAAAAAATTTCAAACATTTCCAATTGCTTTAAAGTAAAGCATTTTATTGTAAGTTTGGCCGTTTTTAATGTGTTATTTGCTCCATCGGTATCAATATCTAATCCCTCAATGATTGGTGGTGAAACTCTTCTGTTTGTTTCACCTTCTATTTCAATTTTTTTACCCTTTAAATCATATCCTAAAGATGTTGCTTTTTTTTCATACAACATATCCGTATTAGAATGATTTGTTATTACACATCCATGATAAGTTGCAGGTGTTTTCGAACCTAATATATCTTTTAATTTTTGTGCTTTCAGTTCTGGAGAAGATTCTACCGTTGATTTTACTACTTTTGCACCACTTGTAAGCACAATAAATGGAGAAGAAAGATGTTTTAAATTTTTACTAATTTCTCTTTCTTCAAATACTTCTTTTATCCAAGGTTTTAAAGGTGCTAAATACGGAAATCCCATATAACTTATTTATTTAATTTTTGCAAATCGTTTAATATTTTAGATACATTTGAAGGAATTCTTAATTGGATGCCTGGCTCTACATAAAAATTTGCATCATTTATATTATTTGCAGTTGCTATAATCCACCACATAGATGCATTTTTATAATATTTTTCTGCTAATATATCTAATCTATCTCCCTGTTCGGCTATAATGTATATATCGTTATCGTTTGGTAGAACTTTTGGATATATGGTTGTTTGCATAAATCTTTTTTTGTTTTTACCTTCCTTTGTATCTGTATAAATGTACCTATTTGCCATTTTTTATATTTTGGTAAATAATTTAAAATTTTCTGCTAAATATTTTTTTACTTCTTTCTTTTTTTCAAAATCAATGGTTGATGCTGTTTTTATACCATTACCATCAAAATTGTAATTAAATCTTTTATCTTTTATAATTGGATTTTCAATCACTTTCATACCAAAACTCACATTTATTACCGTTGGATATGGTTTATCATTTGAATCTTCCTCAAAATCATTAAGTGCCCAAGTTGTATTATCATCTATACTAACTGATAATGTATCCATTATTCCAAACATATTTTTATAGTATCCATCTATTGTTAAATAAATAAGATTTGGACTAAATGCTATTTGTGATGTTTTACTATCGGCGTATGTCATTTCCGAAATCATATCATATGGAAACATTAATTCTTTTAAAGAATTTATTTTTGTAATCATTGTAACTTTTTCCGTTTCATTTGTATAATATAACTTTAATTCAAATTTTATACTTCTTTCTACACCGGTAAATCTATATGTGTTAAACGGTGAACCCACATATTTAAAATTTTGTACTTCATTTGAAAAATCTTCAGATAATCCACTTATACTACCAGGTAAAAGTATATTATAATCTTTTCCATATGGTTTAATGACAACACTTACTATTCCGGCTTTATTATTATCTTTTTTCCAATCTTCTAATTTACTATCATATACAATTACAGTAGAATTAATTGAATCATTTGCTGTATCATATGTTTTTGTTATATCTCTTTCTGTTATTCCGGTTTGTGCCAATTCTTCGGGTCTAGTTTTACCCGTATTTGGTGCCGAATCCGTACCATATACTGGTTCGTATTTACTAAATATATAATCTTCATTTCTTAATTTAGAACTTTCCAAATCCTGTGCTGTCCATTGTGGACCATAAGATTTACCAGCATCTGGTTTTTTGAATTTTAATTTTTCTTTTAATTTATTAATTCCTTTTTTACTACCAAACGTATTTATTGCGCCTGCTGCCAAAGCAGCTGCGGCTCCTAACGGTGAACTTCCTCCTGATTTAATTTGTCCAAATATTGAACCAGGCGCAGGTGATTGTTTTATATAATATTTTTCTCCCTTTTCAACTGAATCTCTTAATAAGGCCTGTGTTACGGCAGGTAAAGTTACCGGTTTTGTTCGTATTCCTTTTGGTTTTCTAAAAATTGTATCTGAAACTCTGTTTGGATTACCCCCAAATGCTCCACCGATTTGGTTTCCAATAAGGTCTGCCAATCCATCAGGAGAAGATGTAAGTAATGCAGCACCTCTTGGTGCATTTATAATACCTCTGGATTCAATTAAAATTGTACCTGATAATCCATAAAGGTCTTTTTTTTGACTTTTAAAAAGGTCTCTAATTGTTGCCATTTATAGTTTTGTATTTACTATAAATATTCTAATAAGAAAATTGTGTTAATGTTTTTTATTTAGTTTACCTTGTGAGGGCCATCACCATTACCACCGCCTGTTAAATCATTATTTGAATTAACTTTGTTTATTGTTTTTGATACTTTTTGTCCATCTAATAATATTGTAACTTGTCCACCTTCGTTACTATATGCTGCGGTCATAACTTTTAGTAAATCATTAAGTTGTTGTTGCATTGTTGTATCTTGCGTTGGTAATCCTTTTGCATTAGTAATTGCTTTTGTTTGCAATTGTATTGCTTGAGTTTGTTTTAGAGAGTCCGCTTTAGCTTGGTCAATAAATCCTTCAGTTTTACTATTTGTAGGTCCGAATATTTTTTGCAATTGAACGCCCATCAACATTCCAGTTAATCCTCCTGCTAATGCAGAACCTTTAGTAGATGTTCCTGTTGCTCCAGGTGTTGCTGCCTTTACACCACCACCTGCGGGTGCTGGTGTTGATTTCGGTGCACCTCCCCCACCGGAAGGTGCTGCAGTTGGTGCAGCTGCGGATTTTACTGCCTGCGATGTTCCAACTATTGCTGTTGCTTTGGATGTTGTTCCGGCTGCTGTTGGTGCGGATGCTGCTCCACCTCCACCACCTTCTGCTTTGGGTACTGCAGAACCTGGTTTACCAAACAATCCTAAAGTATCAACTAAAAATTCACCCAAAAATGTTGGAATGCCTGGGAATAAATCTCCTAACCATCCAAACACCGTAGAGCCAAATGTACTTCCTAACATCGCACCAATAGGTCCAAGAAAAGAACCACCAATTGCACCACCTAATATAGAACCAACCAAACTCATTACACTTCCACCCACATTTTTATACAAATCAGGTAGTGGGCCTTCATTCATAGTTACCAATGCGGAAAGGTCTTTATACATACTAAATCCGCCCAGTGCACTTCCCAATGGTCCTGCTACTTTTCCTGCAACCGAACCTAATATTTTTCCTACACCACCTGCTCCACTTACTACTTTGCCCAAAAACTTTTTAGGATTTAGTTTTTCCCACCAACTCATTTTAGGTGCCGCAATTGGTGCTGCGGCCGGTATCTTTGGTGCGGGTGGCATTGCAGGTGCCGGTGGTGCTGCTGGTGCTGCAATTTTAGGTGCACCTCCGCCTGTTGGTGCTTTTGGAGCACCTGTTGGTGGTTTTGGTGCTGCTGCAGCAGGGCCTGATGGTGCACCACCTGCAGGTGCTGTTTTAACTTGCTGTAATGCCTGTTGAGATGTCATTCCAGGATTTGCAGCTTTTAATTGTGCAACTTGCTGTGCTTTTGTTACAGGTGCTGCAGGTGTTGATGGTGCTGCAGGTCTTGGTGCTGCATTTGCCATTGCAGCCGTTCTTCTTTGTGCGGAACTTTGTGGTGTTGTTTTTGATTTATTTGTTCTCGTCTTTGTTCTACCACCCTTTTTACCCTTTCTACCAGGTACCATACTCATTAAATCACCCAATGCATTTGCTCCGCCTGAAGCGCCAAATGCAAGTAATGCTGGAATTAATTCAAAGAGAATTGTATTACCTAAATTTGCTAACTCTTTTTGAAGTTCTAATTCTTGTAACTTTCGAGACATGGTTATTTCATTCTCTAACTGTGCTCTACTTAAATTTTGCTGTATTTCAAAATCTTCTCTTTTCTTTTTAATATCATCTTCAAACGCCTCTCTATCCATTTTTAGCTGTTCTTCAAATTGTCTTTGGGCCGTTGCTTGCTCTAATGCAAATTTCTTATTATCTAAAGTTATTTGTCTAGTTGTTTCAGCTGCTAAAAGGTGTTTGTTTGCCGCATGAATACTAGCTTTATCTATTTTAGTTGCTGCACTATCCAATGCTTCTGCATCTTTCCCTTTACCTTTTCCAATTTTTGATAAATCGGATATATCCATTCCTGTTGCCTGCTGTAATGCTTGCTTTTGGAACATATCCATTTGGTTAGGGTCAAGTCCTTGAGCTTTCAATGCTTCCATTGCTCCAGTTGTATCACCTTCTGCAAACTTCATTCGGACTTCTGAAAGGTCAACTTGCTTACCTAATAATGCGGATAACTGCATTTCTGATTTTATACTATCTTTGTAGTTTAAAACCATATTCTGTCCGGCTTTAGCTATTTTTGAGAATGATACACCCAATGATGTCGCATATCCAACTTGTTTTGCCAATGCTTTACCACTACTAATATTCATTTCTAATGCAATCTCACTTGCACTAGCCATTTCTTTCATTACTGCACCTGGATTAAGGTCTAATTGTTCTGCCATAGCCTTAACACCTTGCATCATATTTGCAGCTGTTCCGGCTGAAACACCATCCATTAATTTAAATGATTCAGTAATATTTCCCGCTTCTTCCGCACCAATACCTGCAAATTTTGCAAATACTGCCATATCAGTTCCAAGTTTGGCTGATTCTTTTCCACCAACACCCATTGATTGTGCAATTGATACCGATGCGTTTGCTATTGCATCTGCACTTATTCCGGCATTTTGTAATTGATTTGCTGCATATCCTATGCTTGGTAATGCTTTACCAAAATAAGCCATACTTGCTTCACTCTTAAATGTCATTTCTGCTTCCTTCTGCTTATTGGCCATATTAATACCATGCATAGTAGCTGACATTCTTTGTTGTCTTGCAAAATCTTTTTTAGCGTATTTTTGGTCTACATCGAAACTTTGTTTGGAAAATTCAATATCCGTTTCGAAATTCATTTTTGCCAAAGGTCTTTGATATTCATCAAAGTTTTTCCTTTTGAAATCATTCTCAATATCCAAACGGTCTTTTATACCAGGTATTGCTTTCTTAGCTAATCCTTTTTCATTTAAAAGTTTACCTGCAGTTGCTGCTAGTCCTGCTAAAGCTGCTGAAAATCCTACTTTTCCTATTTTACTAAATACATCTAATAGTTCTTTAGCCATAGGCACAGTGCTTCCTATTTGACCTTTTATTTCATCAAAACCACTTTTGATATCAGCGGTTCTTTTATTAACTTTTTCTATTTGTTTACCGAAATCTTCTCCACTTTTTACTGCACCATCTATTGCTACTTTTATAGCTTTACCTTGTTGTGATGTAAACTCCATGGATTCTCCAATGCTAACAAATGTTTTTTTCAATCTCTTCATTGCTTCTGCTGCAGCTTCAGCACTCATTTCTTGTTCAGCAACTGCCCTTTGAATATCTGCAACACCCTTTTGATAATCGGTTTGTGCTTTTTTAAACTTCTGTATATTAGCAAGTTCTTTATCTGTAATATCTCCCCTTTTGGATAATATACTATTTATTACATCCAATTGCTGTTCTTGTGCAGCAAACCCTTCCGTAAATTGTTGATTTAATTTTTTATTTTTTTCAAGAGCTTTACCTAAATCATCTAACGATTTATTAACTTGATAGTTTTGTTTTAATTGTCTTTTTGTACTTTCAAACAATTTTTCGGATTCTTCTAAAAGTCTTTTTTGCTTTTTTTCATTAGCTTCAATTAAACTCCCCTGCTCTTTTAACTTTTTATTAATATCAGTAAGTTCTTTTGTCTTTTCTTCTAATATTTTTAAATCATCTTCCTGTTGTTGTGATAAGGCTTTACCTTGTTTTTCAAACTTTGCTCTTTCTGCATACAATAACTTTAGCTGCGCAAGTTCATTTTTAAGTTGTTGACGTTTTTCGTCTGCTAATTGGGCATTAATCGCACGTTCCTCTTCAAGTCTTTTTTTTACTTCCTGTAATCGTGCTATCTCCTTTTCAGTATCTCTTGTCGCCATCTATATTTGCGAAATTATTTTTTAGAATATCTTCTATCCAAACATTCTTCAAGATACTTACTCATAACCCTATATACTTCAGTATCTTTTCTGTTTTTTGTAGGTACATCATAACCAAGTTTTTTTACTCTATTTATAGTATCCATATAATTTCTATCCAATCTATCACTAAAATCACCAAATAATCCTGCAAGTTCATCATCATGCTTTGCTAATGTATTAATCCAAGTATCTTCTTTTTCATCTGCTTTTGCAGCAAAGAAAGAATTTACTAATTTTTTGAGAAATCCAATTTCATCTAATCTTATTTTTTTGGACATGATTATACTTTTATATTTTATATAAATATAAACCTTTTTGATAATTATCTTCTTCGTACTCTAGAAGATGATGTTGATTTTGATTTAGAAATTATTTTATCGTTTGCTTCCTTTTCTTTCTCCTTTGTTTCTATCAGTTTGTTCCAATAGAACTCTCTCAAACGTATGGGCATAAAATATACATCATGCCAATTAAAACTCCCGTTGGAGTAATATAGCATTTGAAATATTTTATCGTGCAGTATTAGGGAATAATTATTCGGTAGGGTAAAAAAAGTCACTCCCAAAAGGTATAGGGAGCGCCTCCGTTTCGCCCGTATAAGGTGAAGTATATTCAAATTTAAAATCCAAATCCGGAGTTACCGATGCTATATATTTTCTTAATTCTTTTGAATCTCTAGCTTGTAATCTATTTGATACGAAATTACTAATATAACCTACATCTCTGTTTCCATCAACCTCTACAAGAACTCGTCTGTATCTTGATGTAATTTCGTTACTTTGTTTCGTAAGTTTTTCTGATGCTTCAACATCTTTATTAATTATGTTTTCATCACCATGTGTAAGTAATTTAAACTTTACAGGTATTTTACTATTTGGTAATGTAAAACTAAATTCATTTTTTCTATTTAACAAAGAATAATCAATCTCTTTAATTTTAATAACTGAAAGGTCTACAGTCCAATCGATTTCATCATTATATTCCTTATCGGTAACTTTAATTTTATATTCAGGACCATATGCTAACATTCTAGCAGCAATTAAAACTGCATTTTTATCACCCAATAAAAGGTCATCTACTTTAACACCTGGCTCAACCAAAATGGATTCTAATAACTTTTCAATTACTAAATTCTTTTTAATAAGGTTTGGAGAAGTTAAAATATCTTCTTCTTTTGCTGTTAAAAGTTTAATAGTTACTTCACCTTTTGCTAATGGTGAATTTTCAGGATAACATAATCCTTTTGATGGTAAACTAATAATTTCAGTTGGAAAATCGTAAGTTTTTGTTTGAGTAGGATTTGTCTGCCCTAATCCTCTTGTAACCTGTTGTTCAATGCTTTGTTCCATAAATGTTATAACTTTGTTTATTATATATATCAGTTTTTTAAAAAAATAAAAGGGGAAACATTACTGCTTCCCCTTTGTATATGTCTATGTAATATAGATTAGTATTCTAAAATCGCGTAATCGTATGCCAAAGTCAATTCGATTGATAATGGGTCATTTGATGCCCAATCCAATTCACCAAAGTTTGCTGAAGTGATAAACGCACCTTTCAATGTCCACTGCTCAATCTTATCACCAACTGGTCCTAACAAATAGAAAGTGATATCTTTCTTATAGAACGCTGCGTATCCATCTCTACCGGTCAATGATTCGTGTGATGTTCTAATCCACTCCATTACTTGCTGTGCACCTGATGGTACAATTGGGTCATAAAGAGTAATGTTCACATCATCCCAAGTCGATTTACCCTTAATCTTTCTTTTTACATTGATATGGTCTAATTCTACTACTTCTGAACTGAAAGTTGGTCTACTTGCAGTTTTGATGATATATGATTCGATACCATTGATTTCCATAATGAATCTGTTACCAAGCTTTGGTTCAAAATTCTTATAGAACATTTTGTCAAACTCTAAAATTTCTGGCATTTTATTTTTATTTTATTTGTTATTCTATTATAAATATTTACTTTTTAAATTATCCCGCGAAACTTGCACCAGTTGGTAAGATATTGAAATCAATTTGAATGAATTCAGCTGTCTTTGTTGGTTGTAAGTAGATAGCTCCTTTAAGGATATTTCTATCAATTACATCTGGTGTATTATTTGTTTCATCCATTACTACTCTGAAAGCGTAAAGACCTTGTCTTTGTTGGATTGATTCTAAATAAGGATTAACAATATTTAAGAATCTATTTCTTGTTTCAGAAGAGTTTTGTTCGAACACTAAATATTTTGAAGTTGAAGCGATATACTTTCTAACAGTCAATAATAATCTTCTTACGTTGATTCTATCCAATGCTGATGGTTTATCTTGTAAAGTTTTCTGACCCCATACTACGATACCTTGTCCAGGGAACTGGCAGATTGGGTTTACTTTACCTTCGTATAATGTATCTCTTTCAGATTGAGTTACTTTATCTAATACTGAAACTGCTCCTACTAATCCACCTCTATTTAAACCTGCTGGTGCGAACCATTCTGCTGCTACTCTATCGTTTGCTGCGAATACGCCAGGTAATAATACTGATGGTGGAACTGTGATTAATTTATTTGTATTAACATCAATTGTTTTAATCCAAGGATAGTAAACTGCTGCGTAGTTTGAATCTACTGATTCAGCCTGTGTTACAGTTGCTGGTATTTTTGCATCAGCGTTTGCCGCATCTGCAATAAAGAATGCATCTGCTCTTTGCTCAACCATATCAAGAATTGATGTCCAAACTGAACTATGGTCTGCTCTATTAACATGTGGTGCAACTACCATATTGATATCGTACTCATCTGTGTTAGATAGTGCTGCAATATGCGTTGCATATGCTGCTTTACCTGCTGTAGTTGATGGTTCTATATCTGCTGCGTTTGTATTTGGTGCATATCCATCAAAACCTTCTTGGAATGCAACAATAAATTGTCTTTTTGCTAATTCAGCTGAACCTGTTCCTTCTGAACCACCTAATACTCTACCACAAACAGTATCTAATGAGAATACAGAATTAGAACCATTACCTGCTCCGTGTGGTATTGGTTTCATATAAATTTTATTGTCAGCATTATTATCTAAATCAATACCACTCATTTTTGCAGCATCTACTACTGAACCAGTTGAGAATGTTACTCTTGGTATAAAACTTTCATAATCAGCACTTTTAATAATACTCTTATATGCAGCGTGTGCAAATGGTACTGCCTGTACAGGTGCTAATGCGTTTACATTTTGTATTCTAATATATTTTGAGTTATTTACCCAATCACCATTTTCTGTTACTTTACCTGTTAAAGAATTTATGCTTCTTTTTCTATCACCAATTACTCTACTAATATAGTTTGGAGAGTTAGGGTCAAGGTTTACGTTTGAGAAAGTTTCTAATACATTTTTCTTTTTGTCAGTATCATTGAAAGCTCTTACAACAACATTAAACGTACCATAATCAGTACCTGCTGTTGAGCCTGCTGCTTTTACATTCGTAATTGCAACTTTTACTTTTGTATTAGCTGCGTTACCTGCTGTAATAGTTTCAATCTGGAAAAGATTATATCTTTCACCTGAAATTAGTTGAGATTGAATATATGGAGTCAATGCTTCACATGCACTACCATCACCTGCAGAACCACTAAATTTTTGATTATCTAATACAACTCTACTAACTACAACATTTGATGTAAACGAAGCTGTATAAGCTCCTGTATTTAAACCATCAGAATTTGATAATGTATAAGAACCTGTGTTAAATAAAAATCCATTTTCTTTAAAGAAAGCGTATGAATATGCAGATTTAACTCCGTATGGAGATGTACCAAATACTGCTTCAATATCATTAGGTTCTGTTAATTTTAAAGATGCACTTATATTAAATCCAGTTCCTGCTAATTTAAAATCACCACCACCATCTGAATCACTAACGCTTATGCCCGCAAATCCAGCTGCACTACCTGATGTGTTGAATAAGATACCCAAAGCACCTGATTGTGAACCCGATGCTGCTATTAATAATAGCGGTGCATTTTCTGTATATCCTGCAGCTCCTGCTACTCTACAAATTGTTGCCGTTCCTGCTTCTCTTAAATAGTTTTGTACTGCTAATGGGGTATAGTAAGTACCATCAACACTACCAAATAATTGTTCGAATTCTGCTTGTGAATTAACAATTGTAGGTACTAATGGTCCTTCTTTAAAAGGTCCAATAAACGCTGCACCAATATCAGCAATTCCTTGTTGTAAGAATGAAAGGTCGTTTTCTTTTGTAAATACGCCTGGTGATACTAATTTCTCTGCCATTTTATATAGTTAATTTTTAAAAATTTGTAATTCTCAATATAAATATAAAGTTTTATTTCAAAACAATAATTTATGGTCGATATGTTGGTTGGAAATAATCATAAACTTGTCCTATTTCAGAAGAACTCAATTGTCTATTGTAAAACAATACAGGTCCCATTTGCCCATTAAAATAATAATTGTTTTCTGCAAAGTTACCACCAACTTGAATTAATGCGGATGTTGTATATGTTTGTGTACCATTTGATACCGTACCTCTAGATGTTTTATCTGTAAATGCTTCGTTTGTTCCGTTAGCTTTTGCGGAATATGTAATCATATACCAAGTATTTGTATTTAAAGTAAATGAATTACTATTAAATTGTATATTTGTTCCATCGTGTATAAAATATGTACCACTACCATTTGAATTCAAATACAAAGATATTAATCTATTAGCTGTTCCTGATGTAGTTTGTTTATTAAATATTTGGTAATATCCATTTGATGGATGTGATGTAAATCTAACCCAAGCTATAACCGTATATTCTGATGTATTAAATTGTGTATATCCACCATTGATATTTGTTGTACCATCTTTATACCAAAATTTATTTGTAGATAATGACCAATATTTATCAATTCTAGTTGCACCACTATTGTATGTTGGATTACCACCACTAATACCCGCCGCATTCGATACTCCTGCAGGTCTAACACCAGTTCCCCATCCTGTCAAATCTAACCAATCGGCTGTATCTGAACCCTGATAAGATGATGTTTTTGATGGGTCTAAATACATTCTTAATCCCGATGCTGGTATTGGTGGTTGTGTTGTTGTACCTTTGTTATGTGAAATCAATCCATTAGAAATATATACGTCTGCATTTTCTACATTCACAGTTACAATTTCAACATCTTCTCTGATTAATTCAATATTTACAACTTCTACTTCCGATTGGTCTTGCATTATTAGTTTATCTCCTGGAAGTATATCACCTACATTTTTAAATTTATATTTGCCAATTTCATTATCCCAAACATATAATGGGTGAGTTTCAGTTGCTTTGATTAATCCATTATTTACTGAAATATATCCTGGAGCAAAATTAAAAGTTAAATCCGAAACCGTTACATTCTGTTCGTTGCCTGATATTGTATCTGATAGGAAAAATCTCCATTCAACTTGTTCACTTTCAGGGTCTTGAGTTTCATCAGGTAACCCAGTTGGGACCCATGCTTTTATTTGGTCACCAACATTTAAATCTTCCACATTTACCATATTACCGTTTGCTAATTGAATTTGCGTTCCAAATAATAAACAGAAATCATTTTCATTTATTGTATTATAAACATCAACTGCGTATAAAGTTTTTGTCGTTTTTACACCATAATTTGTTGCATTGATATTATAACCATCAGCATATCCCATTGTTAATACTGCAGATGCTTCTGAATAATTTGATTGTGCAATCGATGCAGGAGTAATTGGTATAATTGTAGGGCCGGTTCCAAATGTATTAGAACCTGTAGTAAAATTAGAATTATTAAACGAACAAGTAAAGTTTGCTAATTGTTGTTGTACTTTTGAATAGAAAAGTGAGCCGGTTGTTGAAAATGTAAAATTTGCATTTTCTGTTGTACTCTCTACAATATATGTGAATGTAGGTGGATTTACTGTTACAGAATCCATTGCAAATCCATCTCTCATCGATGCTTGCACTCCGCCGGCTAATCCTCCTAAAGAAACTGCTCCAACTCTTGCTGAACCGCTTACTGCTCTATATAAGTTACCTAATGATAAGTTAGTTCTTGCCATGTATTAATTGATTATAATCCATTATAAATATCTAAAAGTTTTTGTTTCCACACCTCTTTATTTGAAAAGTGTTCTATCATCCAATTTTTAAGTTTTTCAAACTCGCTTTTACGGGTTTCGTAATCATCTTTACAAATCGTTTCGTAGGTTTGTTTAAATGTTTCCTTGTCAGACGCTTTGTACTTATAATCAAGTGGAACGTGCCATTTTTCATGTAATATTGGTAATTTACCCCAATCAACTGCTTCAAATATTCCATATCCGAAGGGTTCATATTCAAAACAAGAGTGAGATATCCCCCAATCAAGTCCGTAGAACTTTTCTTTATGTTTGTAATTAAACGGATATATTTTTGATTTTTCAAATCGGTATCCATATTTTTCTCTATAATATCTTTTAAATGTTTGTGAGTTTGTAAATATAAATGAATCCAATCCATCAATATATTCTACATTTTTTCTACCTTCTGCTCTTGCTGCAAATCCTATTTTTGTATTATCTTTTATTTCCTTTTTATGTGAAAATTCGTAATAATTGGAAATATGATAAAGATTTTCGGTTTGATATGGAAAGTTATACAATCCAACCCAAATTTTACTTTTAATTTTATTAATTAATTCCGTTTCCCACTCCCAATTTCCATACCAATGTAAATATTGGTCTTTATTCATTTGACCTACCATTGATACTTTTGTCAAATTATGAAATACAATTGAATCTATTTTTTCTAAATTGTTGTGTATTGCTGTTGTTGGTGTGTAGTGACCATGAAGAATGTGTATCTTTCTTGCACCCTTTAATATTCTATCTATTTCCAATTCATTGGTTTCCCAAATATGGTCAATATCAATTGGAAATTGTTCGTAATTATCTGGTTTTTTTCTATGGAAAACTAGAAGTGGCTTTACTTCTAAATAAGGTGCCACTTCCTCTATCCAATTAGTTACCCATATATCAGCACCGCTGTTGAACCAAGGGCCTCCAGCGGTGGTATAATAAACATCATACATTAATTATAACCCTTTATTTCTACAATTATCTAAATCTATTCTTAATTGTTCAATTTGTAATTGTTGTTCTTTTATACCTTCAATTAATAATGCTACTAATTTATCGTATTTAACTGCTTTATATCCACTTTCTCTTGTCTGAACTAATTGTGGTAATACTGCTTCAATTTCTTGTGCGATTACACCCACATCATTTCCTTCGTATCCGTGCTCAATTTTGTTTTCTTCTTTCCAATCGTAAGTGTTACCACTAATCTTTCTGATTTTGTCGATTGCGTTTTCGATTGGTTTAATATTCTCTTTGAAACGAATATCCGAAGATGAGAATGCTACGATATCATTTGTTGCATCAATTCTACCAGCGGTAGCGGATGCTGCCATACCTATACCTAATGAGTTGAATTGAACGTTAGATGATGTTGTTACTGCCTGTCCGATTGAAATTGTACAACTATCGCCGGTTGTTGCACTTACCGATACACCAGTACCTGCTGCAATACTTCTAACACCCGTATTTGTAATTGTGACTGCACCTGTTGCACCACTTACTGAAATACCACTACCTGCTACATTTGAAGTTACACCGGCATTAGTTAAAGTTACAGACCCACCCAATGATACCGAACCACCACCACTCATACCAGTTCCAGCAGTTACTGTCACCGAAGAGTTTGCCAATTGTCCGTTTGTAATCGCTGCGGTTCCACTTAAATTGGATGTTGTTAAACCACTAATTTGAGATGAACCTGATATAATTCCACTTGCACCTGTGATTGTTGCTAATGTAATTGTGCCTCCAAGTGAAGTAGATGTTCCTGCAATTGTAATTGCGTTGTTCGTTAAACCAATTGTTGGAGTTGCACCTTCACCTGTATTATTAGAAAGTGTAATGTTAGTTCCTGCTACTAATGATGCCACATAGTTACCAGATGTTCTAGTTCCTAATGCAATATCACCAGTTGTTGATGCAACATTGATTTGCGAAGAACCCGAAACTACTCCCACTGCATTTAATCTAGTCAAAATACCACTTGCGTAGTTTGTAGTTGCGGTTAAATCAATTTGTGATGAACCCGATACAACAGAATCACCACCTGTATTAAGATATCTACTATCAAAATCGGTTGTTAATTGTGATGAACCGGATACTATTCCGCTATTTCCTGTGATTGTTGCTAATGTAATTGACCCACCTAATGATGTCGAAGTACCAGCTATTGTTATTGCTGAATTACTTAATTTATCATTTGCAATTGAACCCGCTAACATTGCGTTGGTTACTCCACCTGTTGCTACTGAAATAGTTCTAGTTGTAGAAATATCTCCACCACCTGTTAAACCACTTCCCGCTGTAATTGAAACCGCCGTATGGTCAACGTGTCTATTTGCTGAATATCCGGTTGTTGAATCGTGTGATACTTGTGATGAACCACTTATAACGGTATTTGAATTTAGTTGAGTTTTAACATCAGTTGCAAAGTTTGTAGTTGAACCTGCAGTAATTTGCGATGAACCGGAAACTAAATTTGGAATAGTAATATCGGCAGAACCATTAAATGAAGTTCCGTTGATTGTTCTTGCAGTTTGTAAAGTAGTTGCAGTTGATGCATTACCTGTTAATGCTCCTGTAAATCCAGTAGAAGTTACTGAAGTTAATCCCGTTAATGTAGTTGATGATGCTCCTAATGATATTGCCGTTGTACCGATAGTTACGGAACTATTAGTTAATTGTGCATTACCGATTCCTGTTACTTGTGATGAACCACTAAATGCTCCAATTGCATTTCCGATAACTGCCGCAGTAATTGAACCACCTAATGAAACCGAAGTTCCTGCTATTGTTATTGAACTATTTGTAAGGGAAGCATTCGCAATATTTGAAAGTGTATTTGATGCACCACTTATAGTTTTATTTGTAAGTGTCTGTGTACCTGTTGTAGTTGCTATTGGTAATTCGGAACCTAAAGCACCTGCTATCCAATAATCATTTGTTGTATCCCAAAGGAATGAACCTGATGTTGTAGTTGCTGCTGTTGCATCTCTAACTACTAAACCGGCATTAGTTGCACCAGTACCATTTAATTGAATAATATTATCTGCTATATTAACTACTGTCGAATCTATTTGAGTAGTTGTACCTTGTACAGTCAAATTACCTTTAACGGTAACATTTGCACCACTTAATCCAAATGCAGTATTAAATGAAGACGTGAATGTTTCTAAATTATTAGTATCAATTATTAAACTTGCAGTTGCGGAGTTTAAATTTGATATTGAAGTATCAATTGAGCCCGTTTTTGTAGCTAATGTAGTAAATCTTGTATCATATGAACCCGTTAAGGTTGCTAATGTAGTAAATCTTGTATTTGCCGAAGCGCTAAATAATTCTAAATTTGTAGTTTCAATTATTAAACTTGCAGTTGCGGAGTTTAAATTAGAAACTGAAGTGTTTAATGAACTGGTTGCTGATTGCACTCCTGTAAATTGTCCACTTATTACTGAATAATTTGTAGTTGCTGTTACATCTACCTGTGATGAACCCGAAACAACTCCAGTACCTTGTAATATTGTAGCCGCAGTAATAGTTCCACCCAAAGCGGTTGATGTTCCTGCAATAGTAATTGAACTATTTGTAAGAGATGAATTTGCAATACTACTCAATGTATTATTTGCACCACTTATAGTTTTATTTGATAAACTTACGGTTGCTGTTGGAAAAGAACTTGTATAAGAGTTCAAATTACTAACCGAAGTATTTAAACTTGCGGTTGTCAATTCTAAATTAGAAGTTTCAGTTTCTAAATTACTTAATCTAGTTAACGCAGATGCAGTATGTGAGTTTAAATTCGAAACTGAAGTATTTAATGAACCTGTTGTAGTTCCTACAGCTGTCATTCTTGTTTCTAAAGATGAAGTGTAAGTACCTATTGTATTATGTCTTGTATCGTAAGAACCAGTTAAGGTTGCAAGAGTAGTAAATCTCGTATCTACTGAAGCTGTATAAGTAGCTAAAGTTGAAGATTTAGTATTTTCCGAAGCTGTAAATGAATTAATATTACTTACTGAAGTGTTTAAACTTGCAGTTGTTAAATTTAAGTTTGTTATTGAAACTCCTTGTGAATCATTTGTAGTCTTTGCTGCTGATGCTGATGCTATTAAACTTCCACTAACTACACCGATTTCTGTCAACCTTGTATTAACTGAACCCGTATAAGTTGCTAATGTACTATTTTGAGTTAATTGAGATGAACTAAATGAGTTTAAGTTCGTTACTGAAGTATTTAAACTAGCAGTTGTAGAATTTATGTTTGAAACGGAAGTGTTTAATGAACCTGTTGCTGTTGCTACTGTACTCATTCTTGTTTCTAGAGATGATGTGTACGTGCCTATAGCCGTATGTCTTGTATCGTAAGAACCAGTTAAGGTTGCAAGAGTAGTAAATCTCGTATCTACTGAACCTGTATATGTTCCTAAAGTTGTAAATCTCGTATCATATGAACCAGTTAAGGTTGCTAAAGTTGTAGATTTAGTATTTTCCGAAGAACTAAATGAGTTAAGATTTGTTATAGAAGTATTAACACTTGCAGAAGTTGTTTCTAAATTTGTAAGTCTAACACCAGCTGATGAAGTAAAAGAATTAATATTTATTACTGAAGTGTTTAAACTTGCAGTTGTTAAATTTACATTTGAATTTAAAACAGAAACGTCTACTCCATCAACGGTTCCTGTTAGTGTAATATTTCCTACAACATCAACTGATTTATTAATATCTAAAGTAGAGTTGGTGTGGTCCCAAAGAATACTTGCATTTGCACCACTAATAAAAATACCTGCTCCATTTGCATCAACGGAAGCAGTTGTACCTATTGCTAATTCAATTAGTTTATCTTCAACTAAAAGATTAGTTGTATTAAGTGTTGTTGTATCACCTTGTACAGTTAAGTTACCCAAAACTGTCAAATCTGCTCCACTTACGGATAAAGCCGTTTTTAGAGAACTTGTATAAGAGTTTAAATTAATATTTGCTATCGATGCAGCACTTGCTGATGTAATCAAACTACCACTAACTACTCCAATTTCAGTCAATCTTGTAGTAACCGAACCTGTATAAGTTGCTAAATTACTATTTTGTGTAAGTTGTGAGGAACTGAATAACTCTAAATTTGTAGTTTCAATTATTAAACTTGCCGTTGCTGAATTTATATTTGTTATACTTACACCCTGTGAATCGTTTGTGGTTTTTGCTGCAGATGCTGATGTAATCAAACTACCACTAACTACTCCAATTTCGGTTAATCTAGTCAATACAGAGGAACTGAATAACTCTAAATTTGTAGTTTCAATTATTAAACTTGCAGTTGCGGAGTTTAAATTGGAAACCGATGTATTTAATGAACCTGTTGCGGTTCCTACAGCCGTCATTCTTGTTTCAAGAGATGATGTATAAGTTCCTAATGTGGTAAACCTTGTATCTACTGAACCACTATAAGTTCCCAAAGTACCAAATCTTGTATCAACCGAAGCGGTATAAGTTGCTAAATTCGATGATTTACTATTTTCGGATGCGCTAAATGAATTTAAATTATCAATCGATACCTGCTGTGATGCGGATGATAAATTTAAGTTAGTTATTGAAGTATTAATAGAACCCGTATAGGTTGCTAATGTGGTAAACCTTGTATCTACTGAACCTGTATAAGTTCCTAAATTAGTAAATCTACCATCAACTGATGCGGTATAAGTTGCTAAATTACTATTTTGTGTAAGTTGTGAAGAACTGAATAACTCTAAATTTGTAGTTTCAATTATTAAACTTGCAGTTGTAGAGTTTATATTTGAATTTAGAACCGAAATATCAACACCATCAACGTTTCCGCCGACAGTAATATTTCCACCTATGTATATATCTTTATATTTTTTAGATGAACTACCTAAATCAAATGTATTATCGTTTGAAGGTATAAGTGATGAACTTAAATTTGCAGATACAACAACCGTATCTGCTGTTTGGTCACCTATTGTGATGTTACCACCCAATGTAAGATTTCCGTAAACTACCGCATTACCTGAAATTTCTAAAGACGAACCAGAAATTGCACCAAATTGACCTGTAGCCGTTGCTCCAAACGTTGCTAATGTTACATCTCCTGTATCTAAACCTACTTGTAATGTTCCTAATGTAGTATTTACATATGGTTCTCCGAATGCTAACGAACCTGATTTCTGTGCGGTTGTCCCACGTCTAAATTTAAGTGCCATCTAGTTTACCTTCTTTTTAGTACGTTATTGTATAATATTTATAAATATCTATTTACTTTCCAATTCTTTTACTTTCGCTGATAATTCTTTAATCGCTTCAATTAAAAGTGGAACAATCTTATCATATTTTACTGCTTTATATCCATTTTCACGAGTTTGAACTAATTCTGGTGCAATTGCTTCGATTTCTTGTGCTATTACACCAATATCATGTCCTTCATATCCATGCTCTATTTTATTTTCCTCTTTCCAATCAAATTCATATCCACCAACACTTTGTATTTTTTCTAAAGCATTTTCTATTGGTTTGATATTATCTTTAAATCTTTTATCCGAAGATGAGAATGCTACGATATCATTTGTTGCATCAATTCTACCGGTAGTACCACTTGCGGCCATTCCAATTCCTAATGAAGCAAATTGAACATTAGATGAAGTTGATACTGCTTGTCCTATTGCTATTGTTGGTGTTGTACCTTCACCACTATTATTTGTTATAGTTACACCAGTACCCTCTACCAATGATGCAACATAACTGCCAACGGTATCAGTTCCAAGTAAAACGGAATTATTTGCGATTGTTGCAACACCATTTGAACCGATTGTAATATCACCACTTACACCTGAATATACTTGTGAAGAACCTGAAACAGTTCCTGCTGGTAATAATGGAGTTACTTGCGCTGCTCCACTTACTATGCCCGATGGTATGCCACTCAACGATGAATAAGTAATTTGAGATGATCCTGAAACTACTCCTGTTCCACCCAATATTGTTGCTGCAGAAATCGAACTACCCAATGAAACGGAAGTTCCTGCTATTGTAATCGCATTATTTGTTAAGCCGATTGTTGGGGTTGCTCCTTCACCACTATTATTAGAAAGTGTAATGTTAGTTCCCGCTACCAAACTTGCAACATAATCGCCCGTTGTATCAGTTCCTAATGCTACTGAATTTGCTGCGATTGTTGCAACACCATTTGAACCGATTGTAATATCACCACTTACACCTGAATATACTTGCGAAGAACCTGATATGACCGTATTACTATTAAGTTGTGTTTTAATGCCTGTTGCCCAATTTGTAGTTAAAGTGGCATCTATTTGAGATGAACCTGATACAACGGAATCTCCGCCTGTATTTAGATATCTACTATCGAAGTCAGCTGTTAATTGGGATGAACCAGATACTATTCCTCTACCTGTAGTTTCATATATTCCACCCAATTGACTTGAGCCTGAAATTATTCCAGAGTTACCTGTTATAGTTGCTAAAGTAATGGTTCCACCTAATGATGTAGAAGTTCCTGCTATTGTTATTGCTGAATTTACTAATTGTGCATTTGTTATTCCCGTTACTTGTGATGATCCCGAAATTAATCCAGCTGGTAATAATGGTGTTATCTGCGAACTTCCACTAACTATACCTCTACCGGTTGTTTCATATATTCCACCCAATTGTGCAGAGCCTGATAATATTCCACTATTTCCGGTGATTGTTGCTAATGTGATAGTTCCACCCAAAGCGGTAGAAGTTCCTGCTATTGTTATTGAGCTATTTGTAAGAGATGCGTTGCCAATATTAGTTAAAGTATTACTTGCACCACTTATTGTTTTATTAGTAAGTGTTTGTCCTAATGTTCTTAAAACTACATCATCTTCAGAACCTAAAGGACCTGCTATCCACTTATCGTTTGTAGTATCCCATAATAATGAACCAGATACTGTCGTTGCTGCTGTTGCATCTCTAACTACCAAACCACCATTAGTTGCTCCTGTACCATTAAGTTGAATAATGTTATCACCTATATTAACAGTAGTCGAATTTATAGTAGTTGTTGTTCCTGCAACAGTTAAATCACCATTTATAGTAACATTTTGTCCTGAAACTCCAATAGCCGTTTTAAGAGATGCCGAATATGTATTTAATTCTGCAATTGAAACACTTGCTGCAGATGCTGAACTAATCAATGAACCCGAAATAGTTGCTAATGCAGTATTTTGAGTTAATTGCGATGAACTGAATGAGTTAATATTTGAAACTGAAGTATTTAAACTTGCAGTTGTTGAATTTAAATTAGTAATTGAAACACCTTGCGTATCGTTTGTTGTTTTAGTTACTGATGCTGATGCAATTAAACTACCAGTTACAACACTAACTTCTATCAATCTTGTTTCAACCGAACCTGTGTAGGTTCCTATTGTAGCAAATCTAATTTCATATGAACCCGTTTCACTTTCTGTAATCCAACTTCCACTTACACTTTCTATTGCATTTAATCTATTTACTAAACTTGCTGTTGATTGTGATGCGGTAAATGAATTTAAATTTGATATAGATATTTGGTGATTAGATGCTGATAGTATTAAACTACCTGTTACTACACCGATTTCAGTTAATCTTGTATCTACACTTCCTGATTTGGATTCTAAATTATTTAATCTTCCATCTTGTGTATCATTTGTAGTCTTTGCTGCTGATGCTGAAGTGATTAAAGAACCACTAACAACTCCAATTTCTGTAAATCTAGTATCATATGAACCTGTTAAGGTCGCTAATGTAGTAAATCTTGTATTAATATTAGAAAATTGAGATGATACGTTTCCAGGATCAACAGATGCTGTCAATGTATTAAACTCTGAACGTAAAGCTGTGAACGATGCAGTCAACGTAGATGATGATATGAATAAACTAGCCGTTGCATCGTTTAGTTTGGAAATACTAATATCTTGTGCATCATTTGTAGTTTTTGCGTTTGATGCTGAAATTATTAGTGAACCCGTAACAACTCCTATTTCTGTCAATCTCGTATTAACTGAACCAGTATGAGTTGCTAAATTACTATTTTGTGTAAGTTGTGATGAACTAAATTCATTTAAATTAAGTATAGATGAACTGAAACTTGATGATGCAGATTCTAAATTATCAAGTCTACTATCAACAGAAGTAGAAAAAGTTCCCTGTAAATATGATGCAGTTGATTCCAATGCCACAACTCTGTTCTCATGGTTAGATGCAGTTGATATTAATGAACCACTAATAGTTGCTACTGCTCCAAATCTTGTTTCAAAAGATGATGCTGAATTAATTAAACTTCCAGATACTACACCAATTTGAGTCAATGTTGTATTTACTGAACCTGTATAATTTTTTAAATCATCAAATTTAGTATTTATCGAACCTGTATAAGTTGCTAAATCAGAATCTTTAATAAGTTGTGATGAACTAAATTGATGTAAATGCCAAACACTTGTAGAAACTGCGGATGCTGATGCTATTAAGCTTCCTGATACTACACCTATTTCGGTTAATCTATTATTTATAGAACTTGTTACATTTGCTAAAGTTGCATTTCTTGTTTCAAAAGATGATGCTGATGTTATTAAACTTCCACTTACAACTCCTATTTCGGTTAATCTAGTATTAACTGATCCAGTATATGTTGCTAAAGTTAGATTTCTTGTTTCAAAAGATGATGCTGAATTAATTAAACTTCCTGATACTACACCTATTTCTGTTAATCTTATATCAACACTTCCTGATTTATATTCTAAATTAGTTAATCTATTAGTTACCGATGATGAATAAGATACTACACTTGCACCATTTAAACCAACTAATGTAGATGAACTTATTGAACCAATGATTCCCAAGTTAGTATTAAATAAAACTCTAGTATTTGAGTTATCCCAACTCATTGTTACGTTTGCACCTGCTATTTGAACACCTGCTCCATCTGCTTCTGCCGATGTTGTTGAACCACTTGCCAAAGTTAATGTTTTATCTTCAACAATTACTTCGTTTGTATTAAGTGTGGTTTGTGTTCCTTGAACCGTCAAATTTCCATAAACAGTCAAATTTTGCCCACTCACATCCAACGCAGTTTTAAGTGATGCGGTATAATCATGAACCGAAGCACTACTAACTTCAAGTGCAGTTAATCTACTATTTTGATTTGTATTAGTAGTATCATTGGAACCGGTATAACTTGCTAATGTAGACCATCTTGTATCATACGAACTTGTTACACTTGCCAATGTTGTATTTCTTATTTCTAACGATTGGCTAGTTTGATTTAGATACCAAACACTTGTAGAAACTGCAGATGCTGATGCTATTAAGCTTCCACTTACAACTCCAATTTCAGTTAATCTTGTATTGACAGAAGCTGTATAAGTTGCTAAAGTTGCACTTCTTGTTTCAAAAGATGATGCGGATACTATTAAACTTCCCGATACTACCCCAATTTCTGCCAATCTAGTATTAACTGATCCAGTATAAGTTGCTAAATCAGAATCTTTATTAAGTTGTGATGAACTAAATAATTCTAAATTTAAAACAGAAGTATTTAAACTTGCAGTTGTTGTATTTAAGTTTGAAACAGAAGTATTTAAACTTGCAGTTGTTAAATTAATACTAGCAGTTGCTGTATTTAAATTTGAAACGGAAGTGTTTAAACTTGCAGTTGTTAAATTTAAGTTTGAAACGGAAGTATTTAAACTTGCCGTTGTTAAGTTTAAATTTATAATGTTTACATCTTGCAAATCATTTGCTGTCTTTGCAGTAGATGCAGATGCAATCAATGAACCCGTTATAGTTGATATAGCGGAATCGTATGCAGAAAAACCATCTGTACTTCTTAATACTATTTGTGATGAACCCGATACAATTCCAGAAGGTAATAATGATGGTATTTGTGCCGAACCTGATATTACACCATTCGTTGCAGCTATTGCTCCTGATATAGATGTTGCGTATACATTAGACCAGTATGCATCTGTTGAACCAACATTTCTACTACCTTGTGGTATTAAATTTGTTGTAAATACACCTATTGATTGAATTGTATCACCTGCTGCTGAATCTCCTAAAATAATATTACCATCAATTCTAACATTATTTGTAAAATATGCGTTTGATGCGGTTATATCTCCTGTTAATCTAATATTTCCATTTGCAGGTACATTTAAAGGTAATAATGTAACTGCGTTTCCTGAACCGCTTCCGAATTGAATAGAACCACTACCTTGATGTAAGTATAATTCCGCATCGGCAATTGTTGAATAATTTGAAGTACCTTTTCTTAATGTAAATATAGCTGCCATCTAATGTCTTTTCTGTTTTGTATAAATATCACTAATCATTAAAATCCAAATCTATTATCTGTGCTGTGGCTAATTGTAAAAATATATCCGCAATTGAGCGGTTTGGTATGTTGTTACCATCTATACTTTCCAATGTTGCAGATGATAAATCTGCAGGTGGTAAATTTGTTAACGAACTACCATCTCCAACAAAAGATGTAGCTGTTATACTTCCTGTAACCGATATAGACCCTGTAAATATGTGTGTATCTGTTATCGTATCACCAAAAGATGTAGAACCACTTGCAAACTGCGTGGTCATATTAGTTACCGAAGAACTAATAATCAATTGTTGCGCTACAATATTTCCTCTTACTAATAAATTTGAACCCGTTATATCACCTAAAACATCAATATCACCATTTGTAATAATATCTCTAGATACAAATAGGTCTCTACCTATATTTGCATCTTGAGTTAATACCAATTCACCAAATGAACCGGTTTGAGTAAGTGTAATTGAACCTGTGGTTATAGAATCAGTTGTTACTAACGACTGAATAGACTCAATCGAACCTGAACGTTTGAGATATACCTTACCATCGTAGGTATTTATTGCAATTTCTCCCAAATTAAGTGAACCCGTATCTGGTACCTTACCTGGTAACGCAGAACGTTTCAGTACGATTGTTTGTGACATATTTAGTCTATTCTAAAGTTATATAACGACTGGGTAGTATATACTACTTTAATAAATATACCATATAAAATAAAAACCCTTCCGAAGAAGGGTCTTTAAATTATTTATTTATTTTTTATTAGAAAGAACCACCATCAATTACATTACTCATTACAAAATCAGTACCATTCCATTGTACTAAATCACCGTTTGTTGATGGTGCTGCAACAAAATCTAAATTGCCAATTGTACTTCTAAATGCTAATCTTTTTGAAGAACCAAATCCAGGAACATTAACAGATGCCGTTACTGCTGATGCGCTAATTGGAATGTTTGCAGTCCATGCATTTGGTGTAGAATCGTATGTAAACGTTGCGTTTGCTCCTATTACTTCTATTCCTGCTCCATTAGCTGCGGTAGCGTTTGCTGAACCACTTGCTAAAGAAATTAATTTATCCTCAACTACTAATTGTGTAGTGTTTAATGTTACCGTATTACCTTGTACAATCAAATCACCACCAACTGTCACATTATTTGAAGTAGTTAAACTTCCAAAAGTAACATTATTTGTAGTACCCACACCCTGTATAGTTCCACTACCTTCTAATGTGGTAATTCTATTACTTAAAGAACCCGTTGTAGTTGCTAATGTACTGAATCTAGTTTCAACCGATGCAGTATATGTACTTAATGTAGAATCTTTACTTAATTGAGAACCGCTAAATGTATTTAAATTTGTAATAGAAACATTTGCCGCAGATGCCGATGTAATTAATGAACCACTAACTACTCCAATTTCTGTCAATCTAGTATTAACTGAACTTGTATAAGTTGCTAATGTAGTATTTTGAGTTAATTGGGAACTACTGAATGAATTTAAATTTGTTATAGAAACTCTATCAGCAGATGCCGAACTTATTAACGAACCACTTACTACACCAATTTCGGTTAATCTTGTATTTACAGAACCCGTATAAGTTGCTAATGTTGAATTTTGTGTTAATTGTGAACCTGTAAATGTTCCTATACTTGTTAATTGTGTAGAAACGGAAGAACTATATGCAGTTACATTTCCAATACCACTAATAGAACCACTAATTACACCTGCACCATTAACATAAATTGAAGAACCTGAAGTTAAGTTCAATGAAGAACTATTTGTCAAATTCATATTTGCATCATTAACTGCTACGGCGTTATTAAAGTTTACCGTACCACTTACAAAAAGTGATGCACTTATAGTTTGATTACCAACAAATGTATTTGAACCTGTAGTTGCGTATGATCCTGTTAATGCTTCTAAACCCGCAACTCTACTACCAACAGAACCACCGCCACCTAATGATGCTTCAATTGTATCGATTCTACTCTCATGGTCAGATGCTGTAGATATTAAAGAACCTGTTATGGTTGCTAATGTACTATTGAATGTAGAAAAATTAGTAGTATTATAAACATTTATTTGAGATGATCCTGAAACTACCGAATCACCACCTGCTAAAAGAATTTTACTTTCCGCATCCTTTACACCCGCCTTCCAATAATCGTTTGTAGAATCCCATAGTAATGAACCACTTGCTGTATTTGGTGCGGTCGGGTCTTTAACTAATAAACCACCATTTGCTACACCACTACCATTCAACTCAATAATATTATCACCCAATTGAATTGTAGTAGAATTTACTGCTGTAGTTGTTCCTGCAACGGTTAGGTTACCATTAATAGTAACATTTGCTCCACTTAAACCAAATGCAGTACTAAATGATGATGTAAAGTTTTCAAATCTTGTTAATTGATTTGATGCTGATGAAATTAATGAACCAGTTACTACACCAATTTCGGTTAATCTAGTATTAAGCGAACCTGTGTAAGTTGCTAAAGTTGAATCCTTATCTAATTGAGAACCACTAAATGTATTTAAATTTGTAATAGAAACTCTATCAACTGATGCGGATTGAATTAATGAACCAGTCACTACACCAATTTCGGTTAGTCTTGTATTTAGTGAACCTGTGTAAGTTGCTAAAGTGGAATTTTGCGTTAATTGAGAACCGCTAAATGTATTTAAATTTGTAATAGAAACATTAGCTGCAGATGCTGATAATATTAAACTTCCACTAACTACTCCAATTTCTGTCAATCTAGTACTAACTGAACCTGTATAAGTTGCTAAATTTGAATCTTTATTTAACTGGGAAGAACTAAAAGAATTTAAACTAGCTGATGCTACTTCCAATGATGCAACTCTATCACCAATACCCGTTCCTCCGCCTCCACCAATTGAAGATTCAACAGCATCTAATCTACTATCAACCGATGCAGAGAATACAGAAATGTTACCAACTAAATTTGGAATATCATTACTTCCCTCACCCAATAAATAAAGAGTGGAACTACCACTTGCATAGTAAGGAACACCCTTTACCATTCCATTATATGTTCCTGCAGCAAAAGTATTTGGTGCATTATCACCTATAAGAAATCTGTTTACGGCCTGAACGGAACCACTTTCTGGTACTGCAAATACTATCGAAGTTCCATTTGTTGTTGTTAGATTCGATGAACCCGAAGCTATGATTATTTCACCTTTTTGAAGTGAAGCTGTGACTGCTGATAGTGCTTCTAAACTACCACGTCTGTGTTTAATTATTTGCGCCATATTTTAGTTATTCTCCGTTAATTATAGTTATTCAATGTATAAATATAAATTTTTTTCCGTTTACCATTCTCCCTGGTCTATAATATTTGATTGTGCACTTCCACTAACGTATGGGTCTGCTGGTGGTACACTACCCGTAACTAAATAAATTTGACCTGGAACTACCGTATCATTTTCTCCATCTATACTTCCTGTTAGATTTGTCGCATCTACTACTGCCATAGCTCCACTAACAACCAATGAATATTTGTCAGCATTTTCAGTTGAAATTGTTAAGTTTTTTATTGTTGAACCATCTAATTGTGCAGCCCCTGATATTACACCATCTGGTAAAACTGCAGCAATATTATTAACTACAACATTTACGATTGATGCTGAAAGAATTGTTGCTGCAGATTCGCTAACAACATTTTGAACAGATTGGCTAAAATTTGCTCCTACTTGTGCAGCAGTGTCTAATGATGAACCACTTTCTATTTGTTTTAATCTTATTAAGTTTGCCATATCCTATAAATATCCAATTTGTTATAATCCGAAACGTGATTTAGTTGCATTGTGGTTTTGTAAAATTTCTGCTGCAGTTAATACTCTATTATATATCATTATTTCAGATATACTTCCGTTGTATGGATAGTTGCCCGTTGGACTTAAACCACCACCTGTAAATGCTGAACGTCCAATCCAAACTTCTTGTGAATTTGAAATTGTTCCTGTTAAAGTATCCGAAACATTTCTAACCTCAACACCATTAACATATAATCTTAATGTTGAATCATTTCTTGTAAACATTACATTATACCAATTTCCATTATTATAATTTGTTAAAACCGAAGTTACACTTACGTTTTCTCCTCCTGATTGTGCTACATCTCCAACAATAGTTCCTCCATTTAACCATATTCTATAATTCCAAGGCCAACCTGCAGTTGTTTCTTTTGATAATATCATTTTGATTCCGGCTGCAGAAGATTTAAACCATGCACCAACTGAAAATTCTTCCGATGCTAAACTTTGATTGGTATCTACATAATGAGTTGCACCATTAAATGTCAAAGTTCCACCACCGTCTGCAGAATACCCTGTTCCATTTACAAGAGTTGTAGTGTAAGCATTGTTTGATAAATCTGTCCAAGAAGTTCCTGAACCAGGATATGAAGTTATATTACCAGCATTTAAATATAATTGTAAATTTTGGGTTACAATTCCTAATACTGAATTGGTATTAGGCGTTATATTAAATCCGTTTGAAAATTGTATTCCCATTTTACTTAAATTTTCCTATAACATAAATATCATTTACAGTTACAGAATCATAATCTATGTAGTTATCCAACAAAGTTATTACAACATTTCCGTTTTGTTCTTTTACGGTATAGTGACCAGGAACGTGTAGTCCATAAACTAATATTTCAAAATTTTCTGGAGATGCTCCCTCTGTTCCGTAATCCAATGATGAACTATAAATTGTTAGAGTACCAAATCCTGTATTATCAAATGCATCAATTGATTTTCTTATACTTCTACCACTAAATTTTAAAATCTCATTATGAAAATCCGATATTTTATTTTTATTATTTACTAATTTGGTAGGATTTGGATTGGATTTATTATTTGAATTAAATTTTGTAGGTATTGTTGTATCAAATGATGCTGTGTATCTGTATTGGATTGATGCGCTTATTTCTTGTAAAGATTGTGCATTTAATATTGGTTTACCATTTATATCAACTTGGTATGGATTTCCGTTTTCATCTCTACCATCAAATGAACTTGATAGTGAAGTTTGTATAAAATAATCACTTAATGCATTATCTACATAACCAGAACCACTCAAATTATTTAAATTAATTTGTTTTAAAACTCTATTAAGTTTTCTAGCATTTGAATTAAATTGTTTAAGCATATTGTTCTATATCACCGGTTACCTCAATATAATCATCATTTTCTAATGTATATTGAAATTGATTTTTTATAAATTTAAAAATCAGGCCATTTTGTCCTTGTTCAACAATATAATCATCCGCTCCTATATATTGTGTATTTATAATAACTCGTATTCTATTTTGATTTGTTCTATTTTCTATTTCTCTCAATATATCCACAAATCTCCAACCCTTTGCTTCCCAAATAGAATATATTGGATGATTTAAATCTTTTGGTGTTAATTCAGCATCACCCAATTTTCTACTTATCTTTTGGGTTATATCTAAAAGTGTTCTTTTCATTATACATCTATAAATTTACCTGTTATAGAAATTTCATCACCACTATCAACTGTAAATCCTAAATTTCCAGAATTAAA